GTACCAGTTTGACGACGGCTCGACGACGTTCGGTCGCGAGATTGTTCTCGCAGATGCCAGAAATTACATCACCCCAGGGGACTTTTCAGACGACGTGAAGACTGGTCGGGCGTTGATTCTGGGTGCGTCGATCCTGCTCCTTGTACTCTTGGTACTCAGACGTTAGACTTTGACAGCCAAGTATAAAACCATCAACTCATTCAAGTGTTTGGGTAAAACAGCACTCATCATGTCAGAGACATATCGAAGTCCTTGACATGCTTGGGATCCAGATGAAATAATAGAGTTGATAAAACTGTACGCACAATACCTTGAATATATACCATCCGCGATATACCGCGTGAGACACGTCCCGGAGATTATTGCGACAAATCGCATAATACGATTCATTTGTGTTACTTACGTATTTAAATTTTAAGTACCTTGGATGACACGACAACCGGGTTTGCATTGCTGAGTTTTTCGAGTTCGAGCATCTTCTTTGCAGACAGCTGAGGACACGTGTGCACCTCGAGCTGGATACACCCCGAACAAAATTTTCCGGTACACAATTTGCACGGCATCACCAGACGCTGACGCCGTGCACATCGTTGACACTTTCCCGTATCCATTACTGTACCTGTGTGTTTTTATTCTAAATGGATGCCGTACTTGACACACTTTCTATACGAGAGGTACAGGTCCCGTTTCATCAATTTGTCAATCTTCTTTTCAGGCAGACTCGTCTCACGCATGTACAGACGCTTCATGTGACGCATGAGGCGATCACATTGACGCATCTCATCCTTCATGTTTTCGTACTTGCCCCAAAACTCGGATCCGAGCTGATGGATCAACAGGTAGGCGTTCGGACGAACGATACGCGTGTCCCCGCCCAGAAATATGAACGTCGCGGCCGAGGCACACATCCCTTCTGCGATGGTGACCACGTGGGACCGGATCGTCTTGAAAAAGTCCATGGCGGCGAGTCCAGCGTGGAGGTCTCCGCCGTCGCTGTGAATGTGAACCCGGACTGTCGATTCGTAAAAGTCACGCTCAATCTTCTTGACGGCTGAGCACAACTCGGCAACCGACTCGACGGAGACGTCACAGTAGAAGAACACGTCGGGTCCTTGTACTTTGATGTATTCGAGTGTGTGTTCGTCGTTCTTCTCCATTATCTTTTACATGTCCTTCTCGTTTTATCACTGGTAACCTCTCATGATGGGCCCGGCGCGTTTGTTTATTTTGGTGACGTGTTTCTTCAGTACAGGCGATCTCGTATTAGGATTTAGGAATAAAACACTTCCTGGCTGTAGTTGACCGAGTCTCGTATTCACCTTCTCGGCAGCGGCATTATTTGTCGTGTTTGCAGACAATCTAAAACCCATCATTCTTGCCATTGTCTTGGGATTATACTGTCTGTAGTGCACGGTTTTACCAGCTTTCCAGTGAATTCTGTAGTATCTATTTTTTAATGTGTTCATCATGACGGCATTTCTCGCCTTGTTACGGAACGCACGTTGAATGGTTTTGATAGCAGCGTTCCTCTTGGCTCCTGCAGCGGCTACCGCCTGTATCTGTCTCAGACGAGCAATCTCCTGGTTTATACGTTTTGTGTTCTCGTTAACAAAATTTTTAAACCCTTTATAAGATATATTGAGAGAACCGTGTCTAATTTTCAAATGGTGAAGTAGTGCTATCTCATCTTGTATATTGGCGGCAGATGGTGGCGTTGGGCGCGCATGCATTTCTCTCAGATCTTTGTTGATGAGTAGGCTGACTCTTAATTTCCTCATTCCATTAGATTCCCTTCCATTAGAGTTTATTACTGTAGGTATAGGGACTCCCCGATAAGTATGACTAGGCAAAGGGTCTGTTGGTATAGGGCCCAACTCCCACATTTAATAATCGACAATATTTTATACTGATCCCCTGGGCTCTCTTGTTTATAGCTCTCGAATATTATTGGAACTCCTTAAATAATACTTGACGAAGAGCCTTCCTGTTTATATTCTTTTCTTTGTCAGGGTGAAGTTTAGATCTATTCCTTACAGTAACTATACCAATATTAGGTATATTAATACCAAGATGATTTCTCGCCATTTTTCTTATAATTTGACGCTTTGTCAGAAAGTGAGGAGGTCCTTTGAACGCGTTGAATCTTTGCTGCCATGCTGTTGTCGCATTGCTTAGTCTCTGTAACTGTTCTGCAGCTCTTTCCCGTTCTCTTTTTTTTTCAGCCGCAGCAGCTGCAGCTGCCGCATTCTTCCGAGCTCTTGCAGCAGCGCCTATAGCCGCAGCACCGCCTCCTCTTGCAGCGGCGTTGTCCGCGGCGTTCGCGTGAGCGTTGGCCTGGTCCGCTGCATGAGCCGCTCCTGCGGGCGTAGACGCGTTACGGGCTCGTTCAGCCGCTGCGGCTGCAGCATTCTCTCGTCTTCGAGCCTCTGCTGTCGCCGCATTCGCCCGTCTCTGAGCTTGATCTCTGGCAGCTCTGGCAGCAGCCGCTTCCCTTCTTGACGCTTCCACTGCATTAGCTCGCGCTCTTTCGTTAGCCGCAGCTGCTTCACGTCTAAGTCTGTTAGCCGCAGCTGCTTCACGTCTAAGTCTGTTAGCCGCAGCAGCAGTCGCCCATGCGTTTTCCATGTTTTCCTCTGGACCTCTGCGTGCAGCCGCATTTTCATTTGCCTTGAGCTGGGCCTCAACTGCGCGATTATAAAGTGGTATGAAATGCTCGGAGAGTCTGCGCGCTGGAGCACCTGGAAAATTGTAGCGGTGTGACTCGTGCGGAAAAAGTATTCGTCTAGCTCTCGTAGCTCCGGCTGTCGTTTGAAGAGTAGCCAAAAAACTGCTGAGTCCTGGAACCCTGTTTAATTCCTTTACAAAATTCTGTCTCGTTGCGAGTACATTCAAAAGGTTCGCAGCACTTGTATAGTTATTCCTCTGTAAATGACGAAGTAGTTCAGTTAGGTTTCCCCTAACATTAACTACCATGGTGGTGATTGTTAATACCTTATGAGAAAAAATTTAAAGACGCTGGATGTCTTTACAGTCATTCTTCTAATTGCGTCGAGTATTTAACTTGTTTGGTATATTCGCTGGAAACCTTGTGTTACCTGTCAGATTCAGCGTCCAGTAGAAACGGTGTCTGTTGGGGTCTGTTGGATATCCCTTTCCTCGTATTCCTTCCTCTTTCACTTTGATGAATCCAAACTTCGTAAAAATATAGAATGAATTGGGGACATTCCGGTACGGTCCTGGTTGACTGTGTGTAGACATGGCATTTATCCGCTTGTATCCTACGTTCTTCGCCGCTCGAATTCCGGCTCTGAGAAAATACTGTTGAAATTTTCTTTTTTCGTAACTGTCATTCGTGTACATACCACACTTGTTTAACGTATTCCCTTTATTCCGGAAACACGAATATGCATTGTTCTTGTTGATATTTTTGTGATACACCTTCACTGTATTGTTTTTTTTGTTTACACGTAAGTTTTGGTTACTATTCGTAATTTTCTTGGCAAAGTTATCCAACCGAGTCATTAATGAAGAGTCAGAAATAAATTCAGGTAGGCCATTACGGCATTTTCATCATCGGGATGATTTCGAATGTAGACAACGTCTTCAAGAGGTCCATAAGTATCGTATGTACCTCTTTCAAACACAGACCGAACAGTCTCTACTGAGTAATTTTTTCGCATTTTGGATCGCAACACTCGGGTAAAAATACAGAGTTCGTCGAGTTCGTTCATTGTTCTCTTAAAGATGTACACCTTTAACTCAATGCGCCAATAGTACATCTCTCATTTGCTTAACTTCTTCTCAAGAAGTTTAATGCGACGTTCTAAATCTCTGGCTTCGCGCAGGTTATCTGGAGTACCCTTAGCGATATGATTTGCCAGTTTAGACTGAGCGGATAATATGTTTTGTCTCATTTTAGCGTTACCTGTCAAGCCACGGTTAGCAGCTCGCGCGGCGCGTTCTGCTTGTGCCGCTGCAGCTGTATTTCTTCTCATTGCCACATGAGAGGCATTAAAACCGTTTGCAATGCGCTTCATCAAATTCATCGCTCTTTCGTTTAAACCTGAAAATTGTTCGTGAGGGTGTTTACCGGTGAGCCCGATAATATTTTTATAAATACTATTCATATTCTTAAAATAATTCTCATATAGTTTAGCGTATTTATTAATGGATTCGTTTTTAATTGTATACTCGTTATTTTTATTGATGTTGTTAAGTTTGGCTCGAGTATTTAGTAGCAATTTTTCAGCCTTTTGTATATGTTCATTGACGAGGTTTATTCTTTTTTGTTCGGCTTCTTTCACCCTCTTTGAAGCGTTATTTGCGGCGTGGGCGTGAGCGTTAGCTCGTTTCGCAGCATTGGCTGCCGCTGCCTCTTTCTTCGCTTTAGCAGCCTGTTCTTCCAGTCTTTGTCCAGCTCGTGCATTTGCATTTGCCTGTCTCTGTGCGCGAGCTCTCGCAGCGTTTCGTTCCGCCGCTGCCTCTTTCTTCGCTTTAGCAGCCTGTTCTTCCAGTCTTTGTCCAGCTCGTGCATTTGCATTTGCCTGTCTCTGTGCGCGAGCTCTCGCAGCGTTTCGTTCCGCCGCAGCGTTTCGTTCGATACTTGAAATTAGATTTTGAAGACGTTCCGCTTGACCGATTAATTGGAAGCTGGTTGATTTAACAGTATTTAACGCTCTTCTCTGATTTAGAATTGCAAGTGTAACTGTGATTCTATCCAGATATTCGGCAAGACCTGGAACACTTACTACGTTTGATATAAAATTATTGTTTTTTTCCACGTTACGCAAATGCACTAAAGCATTTCTATATTTGCCAGTTGTCAGAAGTGTATGTAATCTTTTTAGCCTTTCTTTGGAAATGGATGATACCATCGGTATTATCTTCTGAGAAAAAAACTTAAAGACACTGGATGCTTTTACGTTGTGCCAATAGTATAACAGTCAGTACACTGGTCTTATGAGCCGGTAACCCGGGGGCGGCACCCGGTTGGCGCAGTCATGTAACACCTTAACCTCGAGTTGCGTTCCTCAGCATGGCCGCCTCGACGTTTGCTGCAAAGTTGGCCAAATTGTTGTTGCTCGAGGCCGATGACGCAGACGACGGACGGCGAGAATACTGGTACAAGAGAATCGCCTCATACTTTTTGTTTCTCGGCAAAGCGTTGTATTCATTGTGATACGACGCGTTCAGGAACGCCTTGGCGATACGGTTCTGGTTTGCAACTGGAATGGTTTCCCAGCTTCGCGTCGTTCGTTTCTTTCCGACTGTACGTTCGATACGTCCATTCTGAAGGAATTTATACTTGACACCATTCAATTCGACGTTGTAATTCTTCGTCGCCTTAGCACTTGACAAACCGCTCTTGTACCGGATCCATTGGATAATTTCGGTCGGTTTCATCTTGTTGTTCACCTGAGCGATATTCATGTTCCGTGCGACAGCGACGAGCTCTGGAATCGTGAGCCGAATCGCTTGGCGCCCGTTGATGCGTAGGACACCGTTGAGTCCCACAGTCACTTCGTGTTTCGGTTTGACGTTTATGGTAACAGACGCTGGAATCTTGAATATATTACGAACCGCAGCCGGAATGTTCCGACCCGCCTTGGTGTATGCAGCGATGACCGTCTTGCGTCCAGAAGTAATACCCTTTGGAACTGCAAACCAGTACGGCTGCTGCCCTGGACCCGGTCGAACGTAGAATCCGTTCTTCGTCGCGTTCCAGCTCGGGGCACGGCGGTTCGCGTGCGCGGCCGCCGCCTTTTTCTTCGGACTTTCGAGTGGGACACCTGCGGAAGCAAAAGCGTTTCGAGTCACCCTGGGAATCGGCTGACCGACATTTCTGAACGCCTTGACCACTTTGGGTGCGACGGCCCGGAGATTCATCGGACCCAAATTTATGACACCGGCGTTTGGGTCTCGACGCATAAATCTATACGGGTACATGCGCGGCTTGCCGTTTACACCAGGTCGGATGTAAAATCCGGCATACGGTCGACGAAGTTTGTTCCACGTACCTGCGAGCGGATTCCGCTCCGCAAGTTTCGATGTATTCTTCTTCGAAGCGACGGGTCGACGCAGCGCCGGTGGTCTGGTCGTCTCGAACGCTACAATATACTGGAGTCCGTGTTTCGTGAAAAACTCTTTAAATACTCTGACGGGCTCGTTGATTTCACTTGGGTTTTTGATACCCGTGAAGAGGACAGTTCCATTCTCAAAAAACTGATACGTCAATTCGGGGTTTTTGAGTTTGAGAACAACAACTGGAAATGACCCAAGCTCTGGGCGATACTTTACAGTCGCACCCGGGAGTCGTCTGAGTTCGTGGTTGAGACCCTCGAGATCAAAAGGTTTATTGATATAAAAGATACCATCCACCTTGCGGTACTCAGGTTTGACTCTGATCAGGTTACGGGCACTCCACCCATTCTTGGCGATGGCGATATATGCCTCTTCAGGGTTACCGGTACCGAGAACAGTCACGGCAGTCTTGGTCAACATGACCGTCTGTGTTCCTCGCTTTGCCGTGACGCGCGTCACACCCGTGGAGTCTCCGATCCATTTCCCGTCGGCGTAGCGTATCGACGGTTTTTGACCGGCCCCTCTCACACCAACAACTTCAGTGAATCCACGTGGCGCATTTGTAAAAATCGCAGTCAGATCAACAGGGAATTTAGCAACTGAAATTGTCGAGACGATGCTCGGTTTTGACAACTTGACTATCCCCTGGTTGTTTGTGAAAACACGTTTCGCTCTCCACAGGCGTTGAACCCGTTCCATTACAGTTCAACTAGATTTTTTTCACCACCGCCTTGAGCACCTTTTTCTTGACGGCTGGTTTAGTCACAAACTGCGAGAACACCTTGTCGATATCCTCGTCGTTTGCCATCTTTTTCTTCCTTGACTTTTTCGGTGCCTTGGGGACCGGTGCGACGTAGTGATTCTTTCGACGAAGAGCCTCAATCTCTTCGTCTGTGGCACCCCGGCGTCTGATGTGACTCACGATATCCTCAACGAGTCCGATGGCCGCGTACAGTTTCGGTTTCAGAGGCGGGAACGGAATCGTGTGACGTAACTTGGTCACGATACTATTTTCGATCGGTGCAAATGTGAGCGTCGACCGGTCAACGGCAAAGACGAGTTTCGGAAGCGGTCGTTTGTGCATTAAAGTTATGGCGCGGATTGTTTTTAGAAATGGATTCCGTGCTGGCCAACTCTGTTCTGATTGAAAATTCGCTCCGTGAGCTCATCGGTCTTCGAGTCACAAAGACTATCGCCGAGACCAAGAAGCGTACGGTGTACCGCGAGGGTCTCGTCTACGGGTACGAGTCAGACACGTGGTTTGTCTATGACGACAACTCGGGTGAGACGTTCGAGGTGACGTTTGAGGATTTTATCACAAATAAAATTTTCGTACACCTGGAGTAGATGGAAGAGTGTCCTATTTGCCTCGAGCCTCTTCATGGTACGGTCGTTCACCTCGGGTGTTGTAAAAAGCAGGTGCACATCCAGTGCTACGTATCCACGTGCCCCATGTGTCGCGCCGAACTCCCCAGTCCTCCTTTATCTGAGAGACATGTGATCGTTCCCGTTCCCGTTTTCCCTACGCAGCAGCAGACAAAGACACAATCAGTTCTTGGAGTAATTCTATTTATTATAACAATTGGATTCACTACACTCATCGTCTATCACCCCTGAGTCTCCTCGTCGTCCTCGTCGTCCTCGTACTCGAGACGGGTCGCCAGACGCTCCCGCAGGGTACGGGGCGGGGACATCACCGTCTCAAACTCCTCCTCGTCGTCAGTATCGGCCATCGCCGACCCATGAGTCTGGCAGAGCTCACAGTCGTCGTGAGTCTCCTCATCCAGCTCATGAGTATGCTTAGGCTGCTCCGTCTTCTTCACCTTCTTCGGCTTCTTGACCGGCCCCGCCGCCGGACCACGGGGCGTCGGGGTCGGGGCTGCCGGCTTCTCAGCCGCCTTGAGGTGGACGCGGCACATGCATCCACCCGCCAAAGCCTTGAGAGAACACGGCTTCCCCTTGGCCGTCACCGCCGTACATTTGCTGGTCGGTACCGGCGTCGTCGGCTCGGGCTCGGGATTCGTCGACACCTTGGCCGCCCGCTTCTTCTTGGTCTTGGTCTCTTTGGCCGGAGTCACATCCACCGGAAGGTACTTGGTCACGAGCTCGTCAATGTCGAGGTTCTCACCGTCCGCCACACGAGTCAAGACGGCGACAATCTCACGACGCAGAATCTCGTCAAACATCTGGGCAAAGGAAGAGGAAGCCATTTCGAGTTGTTTTGTTGGTTGATGTTTTGTCGTTTGTCGTCTCTAGGCGAGCTCATGACACTTTTTTCTGAGAAGTATTATGTCACCCAAAATATCGTGCCGATGCGCCGAACCCGTGAGTGCGTCTCTTACAGTATACGCGATTCACGAGTTTTGGAAGTACAATAAAGACCACAGGTTGTACAACGAAGAAAAAGAGCGAAGTGACCGTCTCTTAAAGGAACTCATTGCTCTTCGCCTTAAAGAAGGTCAAAATTATATAGACGATGAAATCAAACACACGCACATCCCTAAAGCTCCAACTGAAAATGGATTTTTTGAATTTTTAAACCTCATGACGTGTGGATTTTTTCGTTAAGCAAATTTTTCAACTGGAGCTGAACAGTTGAAAAATCGCTCCCGGCAGGTTTCGAACCTGCGACTTTAAGGTCGCGAAGCGGGGAACATGTTCCCCCTAACAGCCTTACACTCTACCAACTGAGTTACAGGAGCCCCGGGTCTGACTTGGGTGATTCGAACACCCGACCAGCGGAGCTACAATCCGACGCGCTACCACTGCGCCAAAGTCAGATGAACCTTTTAACGACATGCTCGGGTCGAACAACCCTGGTGGGGGTTGAACCCACAATCTCAAGATTAGAAGTCTTACGCATTATCCGATTATGCTACAGGGCTTTCCAACGAGACGATACACTCTTTGCGTGACGCAGATAACCCCGTCCGACAACGGGTGGCTGTAGCCAGTACCGACGTATAATGTTCACGGCCCGTCGGCGTAAAATCCTATTCCGAAGCGCCTGCGCCTTTGGAAGAATTTCCTTATATCTGTTTGCCGAGAGTTGTTTCGCGTACCAATTTGGTGTTCCAAAGTTTGGCGCGTATGCTTTCTGAGCGTTGTGATGGATCATCGTTTTCGTGTTACGCTTAAGAGCTTCGTTGAGCTTCTTACGCCACTTTACCTGTTCGGCATAAATTGCATTTCTCTTGGCGTTTCGAATTTCTTTATTCGCGCGAGTGGGTGGAGTACCGTATGTCACTGAAAGCATGCGTCGGCTCAGATAATTCAAATATCGCTGTATGTGTTCCGCCTCAGTCAACAGAGGCATCACTACTCATACGACAGAAAAAAATGCCCCAGAGGTGAATCGAACACCTGACCTCCTGCTTACAAAACAAACGCACTACCGACTGTGCTACTGGGGCTCTCTTGTACTATTAGAACGTGAAAAAACTTTAAGCCATTTAAACGCGTTTGTCGTCCCCCGAAGACTGAAACCACTCAACCGTCTTCTTGATACCGTCCTCGAGGGATGTGTACTCGAACACAAGGTCAGTGTGCTCTGTCGTCTTTTTGAGCTGACCGTTCGTACGCGTCGTGTCATAGACGACCGGTCCAGTGAATTCAAACGCATCGACGATGAGTTTTACGACGTGTGAAAGAGGCACCTCGGCGTTTGGTGGACACATCACGAATGGGCGATCAAGAGTCGTATAGTTCTGGAAGGCCCATAAAGTCAAGCGGGCGATATCATCACTGAAGATGAATTGTCGTTGGGGTGTCCCGTCACCAGCCACGACGAACGGTGTCCCGTCGCGTTTCGCCAGATGACACTTATGGATGAGAGCAGGTATGACGTGCGCATTCTCTAGATTGAAGTTATCGTACGGACCGTATATGTTTGTCGGAATGACACAAAAGTAGTCACGACCGTACTGCTGCCGATACGCCCGACAATGAATATCAACCATCCGTTTCGCGTACGCGTACGCCTGGTTACTCGTATGCGGTGGACCAGCGTGGAGCATGTCAACCGTCATCGGGTACCCCGGTGCTGGATCTGGAAAAATACACGTCGACATGTAGCACATCACGCGCTGAATACCAAACTCATGCGCGACCCGAAGAACGTTGGTGTTCATGAGCATATTATCTTCGTACATCTGAACTGGCTGAGCCATGTTCTTGAAGACGCCACCGACGTTTGCTGCAAGATGAATCACGCCATTGAATGGGGCATGTCGTGTAAAAAGTGCCCGAACTTGTTCCACATCACGTAGATCAGCATCTTTTGATGACGTTGATATCCAATCAACGCCTTCAAGGGACGTCAACGCTCGCCCAACGAGACCAGAAGCACCCGTCACGAGAATCTTCATTCATTAAAATACATGTCATCTTTTTAGTTGGAGACAACTTCAAAAGGAATATTTCCGTAAATAGCAGCCATATATCCAAATGTAGACAGACCAGGAAGTTGTGGAAAATTACCACCCGTGATGTACAGCCGAGGACAGCGACTCAGTAAAAAAAAGTCAACAAAAATATTTCTGCGATCTTTTTCTGGAGCGTCCGGGCATTCATCATGCACGACCGCGATGGTCGTATCGAGTGTTTTCGCATCCGGAAAAAGTTTTTTCGTCTCTGGAGAATCACTTGCGAGAAAAATAGGATTGAGAGCTCGCGCGACATCTATAAAACGCTTCATAGCATGTTCATTTGCGAAAACGTCCGTTTCTTTCTGAACCACGACCCGACTATCGTTTGACGCCGCGCCTCGGCGAATATGTATACCAGCATTTATATTTTTAATGAGATGGTCGTGTTGTTTCAGGAGTGTTTCGAGCTCCAGAGACGGTGTTACGAGTTTCCGAATCATAGGGTGAACATTCTGGATAGTAAATGGATTGATATAAATTTTCGGTTCGTACACTGGAAGATCGGTTCGTTCCGTGATTGGGAAATGAAACGTGAGCCATCGGCCGAGCTCGTAATCCCTTATTGACTCATGAACGACACCGTCGGGATGATGCACAAAAAAATCACACAACATGATCAGTGTATTTGCAAAGCCTGCACCTTTATGCGGGTACATTAACATTTCATAAACTATACAACTTAATTTTTAAGCGCGTAAACTCTTCGTAACCCGGGGAACACTGACCTCGGATTCTATGCATAATAGTATTTTCTATTGGTCTCAGACGACATAGTTCTATCAGCCAAGCAAACGAACTATCGTATCCATGGTATTCCTGTGCTCGTTCAATAAGTGTACAATAATCAAATATATTATTGGATTCTATAGGAAAAAGATCCTTACCTATACGAACAATAGGCAAATCACTTTGAATCTGAATTGGTTTGTATCGAGTCGGGTCATCGTGCACGATTATGTACTTATCTGTACCGAGATACTTGATAACTTTATCATAAAAAGCTTCTTCATCGTCTCTGGAACGAAGTACAAAAAATTCTTGAAAACGAACCAACGGGTTTAACCCTGCATTTACATAAAATGCGTCACACCATGGTTTAACATGTTCCCAATCTGGTCCTAAAAATATACCCGTCGGTAAGATATTTGATTGACTCTTCGCTTTTTCAAATAAGTCTTCATCATCATCTACCGGGACGACCGTGACGGATGTTCCAAGATCACGGTACATGAAACGGATATTTTCTGCGTATTGTTTTTTGGCGTACGTAATGACATCGAACTTTTTAGCATAATAACGAATCATTCCATTACATACTATACCATCTCCCATACCGAGATGGGTCACAATCGTGATATGTGAACGAGGATCCTTCGGGGTATATTCAGTGTATTGTTTCTGTTCGGCAATATCAGAATTTTCATTTATCGAACGTTTTAGTTCAGCACGTTTGTCATTTGTGTGATATACTAAACGCGCTAAACGAATGAAATCAGGACTAAAGTCTTGATTCTTTTCATGTAAACGAATCTCATTTTCCACGTCCCATAGAATCTTATTCACATGGTAGAGTTCTTCGATAGAAAATGATACATGGGGTTCGAGTAAAGCCATTTCATTCTTTATACACTCAAGCTTTTTTTCATCAGTGATGTATTTGAGCTTTATGTTTAAAATAGACAGTTTGTCCGCTATTTCACCTAAAGAAACTTTCACCATCGACATATCTAAGGGGATAATCACAGTTAACTTTATATGGGTCAAATAAATTCCGACTCTGTATTCGGGTCCTTCATTACAAAATTCTCGAGTGATCCGAAAGTAAAATCAATAGTTGACGTCGGTTCATGGAATGGTCTCGGATCTACAAAGTGCATCATGGATGGCATCCAAGAACGTACAGACGTTCATGTGTACAGTTACGAGAACAAAAAAGAATTCTGGGAGGTTGCTCATAAAAATTGGGAAAACAACGAAAAAATTTCAGTAATTTATGGTCGGTTGACGAATCGCATAATGTCCCGAGAAGAGATCGAATCGCACCCAAAATTCGCAAATGTAAAAGATCATTACGTCTTATGGTACGAAGACGATGTAAAGTGTTTCAAAGAATCTCCGTCTGTACAGCCACCGGATAAAATTGATCTCGTTGTTTTTGACGGTGGTGAGTTTTCAACGCAAGGTGACTGGGACGTTATTTCTAAATATAAACCACTGTATATAGCACTCGACGACACGCATGTGATCAAGTGTTCATTTATCGAAGCCGAACTTGAAAAGAATCCCGAATATATCAAAGTTGCATCAGGAAATGATAGAAATGGGTGGTCTATTTTCAGGTGCACGAATCTCCCATAGTTCCGTGATCCTTTCGTGGCTTTTCGTGTTCATCAAACCCCAAACCCATGTGGCCATCGACTGTCCACGATTCTGTCATCCACGCATGTTCTTTATACCCGAGTTGACACACGTCAAGCTTCATATAGTCCCAAACATGTCGAGCAAGGAAAACCTGATCAGCCACATACTGATGGAAAACAGCATACTGATTCATGAATGGAATCAATTCGCTTGGTAATGAGCCTTGTACACCGAACATACCAGCCATGATCGGCCAGTCGTAATGGCTCGGATGGTCTTTGATTGTAAGAAACTTTTTGTCCGAAGCGACCCATTCGTCGACGCATCGTACGTCCCGCCATGTGATTCTTGAATCGATGTCCCGAATCAAGACACGTTCATGACAGGGCTCAAACAATGGACGAAAACGCCAAAAAGTGCCGTATGTTCCCTTTGGCTCGACGCGAATCGTCTCCACACCAAGATCACGAAGTGTCGTGAGAAGTTCATCGTTGATGCTGTCGTTGTGATACATGCGCACCGTCCAATCTGGGAAAAATTCCCGACATTGCTTTGCATTCACAACGGCACCATGTAGAAACATAGACCGAGTACCCCATAGGCTGTACGAAATGATCTTCGTCATTTTCATTTAAGCTCAAGTAACCTTTATTTCAGTCAACATCTGAACCTCTTGATCGAGCGACACGTCATTTATTCCGGCGAAGATCGCCTTGGACTTGAGTAGACGTCGAAGTTCGTCGATGTGCAGAAACCGAAAAAACTTCTTCTTCATGCTGATGTTCATGAACGGCATCTTGCGGTCCCAGAGAGCCTGACACACGGGCCACGTAACGGAACGCAACTCATACAGTTCCCCTTCATGAGCATCGAGGCGTGGCAGGACCACTTCGCGCAAAAGACGCGAAATATCCTCGACGTTTGACATCTAGAACTAAAATGGTCCTTTAGTTCTAGATGGAAAAGGTGGTATGGGATACTTTAAAACCAGTATTACGCGAACGACTCATTGAAAAGTATGTCCCTGCCGAGCCCGTTAACGATGACCTTGTGTTCAAGTTGACCGCCTTTTACTGGCTCGGTCAGGAACTCGTCGGCAATTGGAAAACGGGTAAACGGCTCACGATCTATCAGAAGACCCAGCTTTTAAAGTTACTTGTATGGAATCTTTCCAGAGCGCAGCAGAAACAGACCGCTTACTATGAGGACGAGACCGAGATAATGATTCCACGAATCGAAACGCTCGCCGAGTATGAAATACGCCGCAAGGGTCTCTATGATTCCGGACAGACCATCCCACATGCCGTTGACGTACATGACGTTGCCCTTTGTGAGACTTCGGATGAGGAAGAATATGACACCGGCATATCCAGCGAGACCGCCGAACAGATTGCCCAGTTGGTGCTCACGTGCAAAGAACTTGAGTTGAAAGTCTCCTAGAATTTCAGCGAGCGTCAACCCTGTGAGGTCCAACAGACTCATTTAAAAGAGACGAATGTTTTTTATTTATGGGGTCCCGAGCGGCAATCATTTCAGGCGTGACGGGTCAAGATGGATCGTACCTCGCCGAGTTTCTTCTCTCAAAAGGCTATGACGTCTACGGACTCGTCCGATACGCCTCCGAACACAAACGCGAGCGTATCGATCACATTCAGGGTCTCAAGATCGTTCGAGGTGATCTTACAGATTCTCCGCGTCTCTCTACAATTATTCGCGATGTGGCTTCTGGTGGCTACGAGCGTATTGAGGTGTATAACTTGGCTGCACAGTCTCATGTTAAGGTTTCTTTTGAGCAGCCTGAGTTTACTGCCAACGTCGATGCCATCGGAGTCGTCCGATGGCTCGAGTCGATTCGTCTCTGTGGATATCCACTTGAGCGATTCCGTTTCTACCAAGCTGGAACCTCCGAGATGTTTGGAAAGGTTCTTGAGACTCCACAGACGGAGTCCACACCATTTTACCCTCGAAGTCCGTACGGGTGTGCTAAGCTTTTTGGATACTGGATTACAAAGAATTACCGAGAGTCTTATGGGATGTACGCCTGCAACGGCGTCTTGTTCAACCACGAGTCCGAGCGTCGCGGTGAAGAATTTGTGACGCGTAAGATTACCAAAGCGGTTGGAGCTCGTCAGTTTCCCATCGTGCTCGGGAATCTGGACGCCAAGCGTGATTGGGGCCACGCCCAGGATTATATCGAGGGGATGTGGCGTATCATGCAGCAGGATACACCCGACGATTACGTCCTGTCGACCGGTGAGACACACTCAGTCCGTGAATTTGTCGAGGTGGCTCTCGAGTGCATCGGGAAACGTATCGAGTGGCACGGATCAGGCGACACGGAATACGGGACGGACCTTATCACCGGCGACACGCTCGTTCGCGTCAGTCCAGAGTTTTACCGACCAGCTGAAGTGGATCATCTCATCGGCGACTCGACCAAGGCGCGCGAGGCGTTTGGGTGGGCCCCGAAGATTTCATTCACTGAGCTCGTTCGACGAATGGTGAAGTCGGACTCTCAGGCCTCTTAAAACCTTTCCGCCTATGGCGGAAAGTCCGCCGTACAGTACCGGCAAATTTAGGCGCTTCGCGCCTAAAGTCTAAAAACCCTAAAAACGTATGGTGAGTTTCCAAGCCGTCGCGTGGTACGGCGAGGATACAGACGATGCGTACGTCATCCACATTTTTGGGCGAACCGAGGATGGACGGAGCGTCCACGTCGAAACACCGTTCGAGCCGTACTTTTTCGTCAAAGTACCGCCCGATCGTAGTCACAAGGCGCTCGTCCAAGAGATTCAGCCTTTTAGCTCGGCAGTCATTCGACGCAAAGACCTCTGGGGGTTTCGAAATCAGGAGGAGTACACGTTCCTGAAACTCGGATTCAGAACGCTCGCGGAGATGAAAGAGTGTCGACCCCGTGGTCTCAAGGTGTATGAGAAGAATCTCGATCCGGTCTTGCGTTTCATGCACCGAACCGAGATTAAGTCGACGGGGTGGGTCCAAGTTCCCGATGACGCGAGTCCGGGTCACGATTCGTCATGTGACGTGGATCTCTGTGTTTCGGATTGGCGAACCCTGAAACCGGTCGACCGTGATGACATTGCACCCCTCCGCATCGCAAGCCTGGATATTGAGTCGTACTCTGAATCGGGGGCGTTTCCAAACGCATTCAAAGAAAACGACACGTGTTTCCAGGTGGCTGTGACGACAAAAGAGTTTGGTCGCGAAGGGTACAAGGACCGACGGTGTTTCTGTGTGAAGCAGACGGCGGGACCCGAATGTGAGTCATTCGAGACGGAGCGTGAAATGCTCGAGCGACTCGGGCGATACCTCCGCGAGCTCGATCCGGACATTGTTACGGGCTGGAACATCTTCGGGTTCGACTTGGAGTATCTGTACACACGAGCCGTCGTGACTGTCGCCGGACCGGACGCACACATGTGGGGTCGTCTGCGCGGCGTGCCGAACGAACTCATCGTAAAACGCCTAGCATCCAACGCCCTCGGGTCCAACGATCTGAAGATGGTGCCCATGATCGGCCGGTACGTCTTTGACATGTTCCAGGACATTAAGCGCGAACACAAACTCGAGTCGTACTCGTTGAACAACGTCTCCAAGGCGTTCCTGAACGACCAGAAAATTGACATGCCCGTGAAGGAGATGTTTTCGCGGTTCCGGGGTGGTGACCCGGTACTCCTCGGTGAGGTGGCTGACTACTGTATCAAGGATACGGAGCTGCCGCATCGCATCTCTGAAAAGCTGTGTCTGATTCAGAACCTGGTCGAGATGGCCAAGGCGACATGGGTCCCTTTGTCATACCTGAGCGAACGCGGTCAACAAATCAAGGTGTTTTCGCAGTTGGCACGCAAGGCACGCGACCTCGGATTTATGATCCCGACGTTGTACTCTAAAGCGACTGGTGATGAGAAATACCAAGGAGCAACCGTTCTCGATGCGCAGACGGGTGCGTACTATGGTCCTATCACAGCCCTTGATTTTGCAAGCCTGTATCCAAGCATCATGCGTGCTCATAATCTGTGCTATTCAAGTCTGGTTATCGACCCCAGGTTTGCCAACGTCCCGGGAGTCACCTACGAACAGTACGGACCGTACCGTTTCGCTCAAGGAGTTCCTAGCCTCCTCCCAGCCATTCTGAACGAGCTCGCGGCGTTTCGAAAAAAGGCGAAGAAACTGATGGCGGCTGCAGAAGGGACGCCGATGGAGGCGGTCTACAACGGCCAACAGTTGGCGTACAAAATCAGTATGAATTCCATCTATGGGTTTACGGGTGCTGCCAAGGGTATGCTTCCGTGTGTAGCAATCGCATCTACTGTAACGATGCGTGGGCGACAGATGATCGAAGAGACGAAGAACTACGTCGAAGCCAACTTTCCGGGCGCCAAGGTGAGGTACGGAGACACGGATTCGGTGATGGTTGAGTTTGACGTCCAGGGACGCAAAGGACAAGAGGCGATCGATTACTCGTGGGCCCAGGGTGAACTCGCGTCCGAACAGTGTTCGAAGCTCTTCAAGGCACCGAACGACCTGGAGCTCGAAAAGGTGTACTGTCCGTACTTTCTGTATTCGAAGAAGAGATATGCCGCTAAAATGTATGAGGGTAAATCCAACAAGGACGGGTCGCCCGTTTTGAAAGAGGATGGGTCCCGTCTCGTAGTCTTCAAAAAGATTGACGTCAAGGGTCTCCAGGTGGTTCGACGAGATACGTGTATGTACGTTCGAGGCGTCCTCAAACACCTGCTGGATCTCGTGCTAAATTCCGAGGATCCGCGACCCGCCATAGAGTACGCGAGGACGTCGGCTCGAATGCTTCTCAAGGGAAAGGTGGACCCGAAGGAGCTCATGATGTCGAAACAGCTCGGGGCGGATTACAAGACGCGCGTGCCACACGTCGAGGTCCGGGACAAGATTCGTAAACGCGCACCGGGGTCTGAGCCACAGAACGGGGATCGTGTCCCGTTTCTGATCACCAAGACACCCGGACTCTTGTGCGACAAGGCGGAGGACCCTTCGTGGGTCACCGAACACAAGATTCCTTTGGATTACGTGTACTATTTCGAACACCAGCTCGTCAAACCCGTGTGTGACCTCCTCGAGCCGCTCGTGGGTGCCAATCCATTCCAGACCATCTTCAAGTCGGTCGACTACCTGACGACACCGTCAATCGAGCGTTATTTTCTCAAGGTTATATAAATGAATAAACTCCGTGCGAATAGTCGGCAATGGGAACTTGCCCGCTTAGAACTCAATGCCCTCCGGAGGAATCGTACGGCTACACAAACAAACTTCAAAAGAGTCTACAATAAACTCGAACCACTCGAAAGACAACTTCTTATTAATGTTATAAAGGCTCGCCAGGCTTTTAAAAATCGCCCGAGAGGAAATTTCGGTAATGTGCCTCTCGGCATTCCGATGAATCAAGTTGCAGCGCATATGAATAGAGTTCGAACGGCCCAGAGAAATTCAGAGAATAAAGCGTTTGTGACTCGAATGTATTTCGCTCTCCTCGCAAAACCGGGTATTCCTTCACGAAAGGCTAAAACGATTCAGCGTTTTGCGCGCGGTTTTATAACTCGCAAACGTCTGAATAACCCTACGTGGGGAAAGCCTTCGTACTCGAACGTTGTCAGAACCGGAAACGCACGTCCGCTCGGAACTCGTGCTGTATATGCGAAGCTATTTAAACACATTTGACCATGAAGAACCATGGAACAACAGATTGCTCAGCTTCTAGAGGATGAAGTGGAACGTCGAGTCCTCGAACGCATGACAACAGCTCTTGAAAAGATTAGTCGGACGTTTGACATTTCTTTGCAACAGCTGCTTCGGACCGCGAGTGAAAACACAACCAGTGTTTGGAATGGGAACGTGTGTCACGGCGTCACGGCCAAGAAACAAAAGTGTATACGGCGCGTCAAGGATGGGTCTGGATATTGTTCATGTCACGTGTCTCAGAAGCCTGTCCAGCGTGTCATCGTCCCGTCGAGGTCCCAGTTGGCATTGTGTACTCCGCACACACATACTTTACCGCCGATGTTCCTCGAAGGATGCCCGGCCTGTGAACGCGGACGAAATGCTCGAATAGACATTTAGTTTCGACGACGACGGTTGTTGTTGTTCCGACGGCGAGGTGTGTTTGCGTTCGGTATACGGTTGTTCCGACGACGAGGTGTGTTTACGTTCGGTATACGACGATTTGCCGTAATGCGACGAATTAAATTGCGTACTATCTGGGGCGACAGATTGAGTATAGGACGAGAAGACATTTTAGTATTACAGAAGAAAAAAAATCTCCCTCTCAGAGTAGAAATGGCGGGTGGTCTCTTCCCTGGAAAACCGTTCGAGTTTAACGTCAAGTGTATCGTGTTTTCGCTTTTGCTTTCACTTGGGTATTGGTACGCACCTCACAAAAACCTGTGGGTGCTCGCCTTTTTGATCTGGTTCCCGTACATCGCACTCGCATGGTACGACTGGAGTTACAACTGTGAGAACAAACTCCAGCCGACGGCTGTTCCGTTCGGGCGGTATATTTGGCTACCATTCAAGCCACCGGGGTACAAACAGGCTTTCGACGATCTTCCACCTGAAAAGATTGCCATCATGGATCGCGTCGACCACCTCGCGGGGTGGACTTTGGTTGCCGCAGCAGCGACATGGTATTTGCTTAAAACCAAGCGTACTTAAACCATTATGTCGACGAAGAGCGACCTTCTCCTTGAGGCGCTCCGTCGATTTTTTGAAGTACCAGAAAATGCTCAACAACTCAAGGATATCCTTGAACATCGACGCGGTGTGTCTCTCAGGAATCTCGAATGGTTCGTGACAAACTATTCTCGTCAGAAGAACGTGACATATACGACATCAACCGGGCGGCAGTTTACTGTTCATGTGGCGTACAAGTCGTCGCTGGATGGTTACTCGAAAAAGTTTTTTGACCCATTTTGTCGTACGGAACGTATCGAATTCATGGGGTTGACGACGACTGTCGCTCAGCTCAATTTCATTCGATGGTGCATCGTCAATGGTATAGTCGACTATATTACAGACAAGGGTGTTTTACGTGTTCGGCGTGAAGAAATAAAAACCCCTCCTCTTGGTAGAGATGTCATCAGCCCAGATTCAGCTGGCTGCTGCTCGTGACGTGTTTCTGTCTGGTAATCCAGAAAGAACCTTTTTCGAAGGAAATTATAAACCTCTAAAAAATAAGACGAGGCAGACGTTTGAGTACCCATTTGATAACCCAGTGACGACGTTTGGACAAACGGGTATTTGTACAATTCCTCGAAAAGGCGACACGGTCACGGGTGTAACACTGAAAGTCGTACTGCCTCAAATTTATACTCCGATCAGTGAAGCAATGTACGTTTATCCAAAACCTTCAAGTCGATTCGATGGTGCTCTGTATACTCAGATGCCACTTGTATCAGTCACAAGCACAGGAACTCAAATTACGGTCGTGACCTCAAATCCAAGTACTATCAACGTCGGGGATCCCTTTATTCTTCTGGGTACTGAACTGTTCGATGGTGATTACATCGCCGCGACAAAAATTGACACAAATACGTTTACGGCTGTATCCAATGCACCCGCAGCCGTGTCAACGACGGGGTCTCTGAGTATGTTGGACGTTCGCCCTCGTGACGTCACTGGATACTTTTCGACTCAAAATTTCACGTTATGGAGTGAGGATTACACGGATACACCTGTATCTCTTGCGTCTTTAAATGGAAATGGAACTATAGTCACTGCCGTCACCACCGTTTCACACAGCCACCTCATTATGGGTTCGACGGTCATCATTGACGGTGTCATTGGTGGTTCAGGAATTTTTAATGGTACATTTACAGTCTTGACGTATGATGAACCGACAAAAACATTTACGTACGCGGCATCTGGAATAGGTGTTCCAGACTTTAGCAACGCTCGTGTACGCTCTCCCGCAATGAGCATCCAGTATGATCCCGTCCTCAATGTGTTTAATTTTTTGAGCGTCGTATTTACATCGATTCGCTTTGCGACTGCAGAAGATGCTGCTTTTTGGGGGTTTGATTTTCGACAAGGGCCTACATTTCCGTTTGTGAATGGAAAACTGACGTCCCAGTGGACGCTCGTACAAGGGGGATGGATTTATGGATTTTTGCCACCGACTGATTCATCGTATGTAGATTCGGTCGCCAATAAACTCATCAAGAATGTTCGAGTCATGATTGGTAAACAGACAATTAATGAATTTTCGGGAGAGTACATCGAACTCTACAATGATCTCAATACGCCTTATGAAAATCAAGCCATTTACAAACTTCTCTGTGGAAAATACGATACGACCCAAGCGAGTCGCTCTCGTACGTACTATGTCAAAATACCTCTTGGATTTGAGTCGTTACCACATCTGAAGTATCAAAACCTCGAGATTCAAATTGATTTTGACATTCTGAATAATCTGTCGACATCAATCAATCCAGGTGTTGATTTTTTCGATCCATTGTCATACACGACGTTTGACGCGACAGACAATGTTCCAGCTCTGAACGGTGAACTCATCAACACAATTGCGACACTTTCATTCGAGCAGTACATTATTTTCAGAACCAAGGCGGGGTCGATCGTCATCTACGACAGTACGAAAAGCATCAGTGATCCGGGGTCATACTCTGTGATTTCAGCGTACTTGTATGCAATCGGTGACGCGTTCTTTACAGA